AACTCTAGCCGGATACTATACAGGAATGGACGTTCTTCTAGCGACGTCTTACGGAGAAGGCTTCGGAGTGCCGTCGGTGGAAGCGCAAGCCTGCGGAACCCGAGTTATTGGTTCTTCTTGGGCAGCTACTCCAGACCTTCTTTCTGAAGATTCTTTCCTAGTGGAAGGTCAGCCTTCTTGGGATTCAGGGCAGGACGCGTGGTGGCAGATTCCGAACGTGCCTTCAATCGTTGCCGCTCTCGAAGAAGCTTACAAGCTAGGCAAGGGCCGTTCACAAGTAGCAATCGACTTCGCTTCAGACTTTGACGTGGATAAGGTTTGGACTAAATACTGGTTGCCGATTCTTCGCGAGAAATTCGCCTAATGATTCCAGTTCTAGGATTCGCAACTTACAGTCAATTCGACTTAGCTAATCGGCTTCTAGATTCGATAGATTATCCGGTAGAGAACTTGGTAATCGTAGATAATTCTGGACTAAAGACTTGGGAACCGAAGCAACCGGAGCAGGTAAAGAATCTATGGCTTATACGAGTTCCCTTCGGACTCGGGCTTGTAGGTGCTTGGAATCTCATAATCAAATCGACACCTTACGCGCCTTACTGGGTTCTAGTAAATGACGACGCTTGGTTTGAAGCTGGAGCGCTAGAAATAATTGCGCGGGACGTAGACCCGGACGCTATGAACTTCGTAGACATTATTCCCGAATGGTCGTGCGTTGTATTTGGAGAAGGCGCAATAGCTAAGGCTGGACTTTATGACGAACGTTTCTATCCGCTCTACTTCGACGATAACGACCTTCAGCGCAGAATGGAAAAAGCTGGGGTAAAGGTTCATAAAATACAAGCCGGAGTGAATCATCAAAATTCTTCTAGCCTTGAAGGTAAGAGAAAAGAAAATGACCGAACCTACGAAGCTAACCGAAAGCTAATGGATAAGAAAGTTATCGAGAATGACTTCTCCCCGGGCTACTGGGACTTGACTATTCGAAGGGCTAACCGTTGGGACTAACCGTTTACACCGGGGGAACGTTCGACCTTTATCATTCGGGCCACGCTAACTTCTTAGCTCGTTGCGCCGAGTTAGGACAGGTAGTAGTTTCTCTAAACACGGACGAATTTATTGAAGCTTACAAAGGCAAGCGTCCAGTCATTAGCTACGAAGAAAGACGGGCAGTTCTTCTTTCTTGTCGTTCGGTATCAGAAGTAATTCCTAACTACGGCGGCGCAGATTCAAAGCCCGCTATTGAAATGACGGCTCCAGACATTCTTGCGATTGGCTCAGACTGGGCAAGGCGCGACTACTACGCGCAAATGGGATTCACTCAGGATTGGTTAGACGACCGCGGAATCTCTCTAATCTACATTCCCTACACCGCTGGAATCAGCTCGACCGCCATAAAAGCCCGACTGGTAAGATAGAAACGAACAAAGGAAAATCTTATGGCAATCGTAAACGGATATTGCTCACTCGCAGAAATCAAAGCTTCGGCTCGGATTACCGATAGCGTAGACGACGCTCTGCTAGAGCTTGCGGTCGAATCAGCTTCCCGAATGGTGGATAGCTACACCCAACGCTACTTCTACAACGCTGGAACTGCGACCCGTCTATTCGCTCCGCAGGATTCTTACGTTGCCGAAATTGACGACCTAATTTCTTTGACGACTCTTCAGACTTCCGACGGCGACGACTTCGGCACAACTTGGGCCGCTAAGGATTATCAGCTAGAGCCACTAAACGGAAACGTGGACGGTCTTACAGGACACCCAGCTACCCGTATAAGAGCCGTAGACGACTTTATCTTCAACGTCCTAGACGGAGAAGCAACCGTTCGCGTTGTGGGCGTCTGGGGCTGGTCAGCGGTTCCAATCGCGGTAAAGCAAGCAACAATCATTCAGGCCGCAAGAATTTTCAAACGTAACGATTCGCCTTTGGGTATCGCCGGATTTGGCGAAATGGGAGCCATCCGCGTGGGCGTTCAACTTGACCCGGACGTGAAGCACCTAATCGACGTTTACAGAAAAGTTAGATTCGCCTAATGGCTTCGATTACCGACCTACGCGCCGGACTCGCTGCCGCCATTGGAACTATCTCCGGGCTGAGAACTACCACCGAAACACCGGACACAATCTCCCCGCCTATCTCGATTATCAACGTCGCCAGCGTCAATTATGACAAGGCTGGTTCCCGGGGACTAGACGAATACAACTTCGTCATTACTTGTATCGTTGGACGCGTGGGAGAAAGAACCGCGCAAAGACTTCTCGATTCTTACGTGACTCCAGCCGGGAGTTCATCAGTAAAGCTTGCGATAGAATTAGACAGGACGCTCGGTGGGAGATGTGATTCTCTCCGAGTTACCGATATGCGGAACTACGGCTCCATTGTGATTGGCGAAGTTACCTATCTAGCCGCTGAATTCAACGTCGTAGTTTACGCACAATAAAACCGCTAGGAAAATAGGAGAAACAAAACAAATGCCAAAATATGTAGTTATCAACCCAAAGGTCACAATCAACGGTGGAACAGTTTCAAGTTCCGTCGCTGCCGCAACTCTAGAGCTAACCTCTACCGATATTGACGTGACCAGCTTTGGTTCAAACGGCTGGACAGAAATTATCGGTGGACTAAAACAGGGAACAGTATCCCTAGACTTCCACAGCGGATACGCCGCTGGTGAAATCAACACCGTTCTAAACCCGCTACTTGGAACAATCGCAACCGTCACAATCAACCCGAACGGAACCGTAACGTCTTCGTCTAACCCTGCGTGGACTGCGCTTGTTCACGTGAACAGCGTTTCCCCAGTTGCCGGAGCAGTTGGCGACCTTGCGACATTCTCAGTTTCTTACCCAACTTCGGGTTCCGTTACCTTCGCAACCGCATAAGGATAAAGAATGAAACTAACCCTACGCATTGAGTTCGCAGACGGAACACACAAGGACGTTCTTGTATCGGCTCCCGATATGGTGGCGTTCGAAGACAAGTACGACGTTTCAATAGCAAAACTAGACGACCCAAAAATGGGCTGGTTGCTTTTCTTGGCTTGGCATTCTGAAAAGCGCAAGAAGCAAACAGACAAAGAATTCGAAGCTTGGTTAGAACTAGTAGACGCTATTGGAGCAACAGAAGACCCAAAAGTAACAGAATAGTCGGACTAGGCGATAGCTCCGCTCATTGGTTCATAGCTTCCCTAGCGGTCGAGTCCGGAATTCCTCCAAGTGTTTTATTGGAGCAGTCCGACCGAATGCTTTGGACAATGAACAGGTGGCTTGTCGCTAAGAACCTTCCACCGCGATAAGGAAGTCCCCTGCTTCGGCAGGGGCTTCTTTATTTGGATTCGGTAGAATAGAAGAAAAGAAGGCTGGTTGAAATGCTACGAGTAGATGTTGAAGGCATAGGCGCAACCGTCAACGAACTAAAAAAGTTCGAACCACAGCTCTTCGCACAAATGAGAAAAGAAATCATAACCGAACCCGGCGTTGCTTCGGTTCTTTCTTCCATAGAGTCTAAGGTTCCTAAAGTTTCTCCGTTATTTGGAATGCTCCACAACGGAAGAACTCGCTACGTAATTCCTAAGATTAGGACTTACATAAGACCAAGCGCAAAACTTGGCAGGGGTGGCACGGAGCGTTCTCTAATCGGCTTCGAAGCAATTTCTCCCGACAACGCGGCAGGTTTTGAGATTCTCGACTTAGTAGGTTCCGGCCCAGACGCTAACTCTAACAATGCTAAAGGAATGCTAAAGAAACTTCAGGGCAAGGCTTCCCGGTATGTCTGGAAGGGATACGAAGCTAAAAAAGAAGGCGTATCCGCGGCAGTTCTAGCAATCATCAAGAGATACACAACTAAAACAAACGTGAAGCTAAAGGTAATGTAATGGCAGTCAGAATACCGATTATCACCGTCTTCGACTCTAAGGGTTTGAAGCAAGCGCAGTATCAGCTAAACAAAGTCCGTGGCAACTTCCAAGCTCTAGGACGAAACGCTGCTATTGCCGGAGTCGGTATTGGAGCGGTCGCCGCAGCTCTAGGTAAGAGCGTCCAGAACGCAGCCGAAGCTCAAAGAATAATGTCGCAGACCGAAGCGGTTCTAAGGTCTACCGGAACTACCGCTAATGGAACTGCCGCAGATATCGCAAACCTATCTGAAACTCTAAGTCGTCAAACCGCAGTAGACGACGAACTAATTCAGTCCGGCGCAAACCTTCTTCTCACCTTCAAGAACATTCAGAATCAGTCCGGGCTAAACAACGACATCTTCAACCAGACAGTTCAAGCAACCCTAGACGTTTCCCGGGCTATGGGAACCGACGCAACCACCGAAGCTATCCGTCTAGGTAAGGCGTTGAACGACCCGGTAAAAGGACTCTCTGCCCTAAGCCGAGTTGGTATCCAATTCACCGCGCAACAGAGAGAGCAGATAAAAGCTCTCACCGAATCAGGCGACCTTCTTGGCGCGCAGAAGATTATTCTTGCGGAACTACAATCTCAGTTCGGCGGTTCGGCGCAAGCTTACGCACAAACCTTCGCAGGACAAATAGAGCTTCTTGGAATTGAACTAGAAAACTTCAGCGAAGAAATCGGCGTTATCGTAATGCCAGCTCTTAGAAGTCTTATGGACGGACTCCGCGAAATGGCTCCGGAGATTGGTTCAAAACTCCGCGACGCAGTAAACTCCGTAGATTGGAAAGCACTAGCTAAAGCACTTCTCGATACAGCTACTTTCTTTCTTCAGAACGCAGAAGTAATTATCAAGGTTTCCGGTGCGCTCTTCGCTTTGAATACGGCTTACAACCTAATCAAAGTAACGCAGGGAATCTACAACGCTATCGCAGTTGTTACTAATACCGTTCTAGGTGGAACCGACTTAGCAGCTAAGAAGGCGACTATTTCACTTGGTTTCCTGCGCTCCGCTTTGTTATTGAGTGGAATTGGCGCGGCGGTTGTAGCTCTTGGTTTCATAATCGACGGAATCTCAAAGACCAACGAAGGCGCAAGAGCTACCACTCCAACCGTCACTAGCTTTGGAAGCGCAGTTCTGA